CCCAATCCTTCAGCCATTTCTAATTGTAAAAATAAATCACCATATTTTACTAAATTTCTTGTCCAAGGCCATAATGTAAATTCGATATTCATTATATCGTAGAACAAATTTTCTAATATTTGTTTTACATTATCATCTGGGTGATGTATCTTTAATATATTACCTTGTTCGTTTTTTGCAGTACATTCATCAGCGTATATATCTAATGCCGATGAAAGTATCGGGTCCATGTCCATTGAATCGTAATCTCTAAACAAGTCAATTCTAACTTGCTGATAAGCCATTGCGGATTCTATCAAACCTCCACTAAATTGTGGGGTTCTCATACGCATGTATCTATCTACTAAGTTTGTTGTTAAACTTTGGTGCTCATCGGTATCTATTACCTTAATACCTTTTTCGGTTTTTCGAACTATGGTATTGGTTGAAAATAGTTTTTGTAACCTACCAAAAAATGATTTATCTGATGCCATTTCTTTTTGTTAAATAATTGTAATTGTTAAATATATGGAAAATATTTGAAATTTCCAAATATTACCACTTTCTACAAGACCAATATCTTGCTTTCCATCTTGGACCTGGTGTATCACAATTATGTCTAGCTCTGAAAGATGCTCTTCTATCAGGATTATTTTTTTTAATCTTTACTCCTTTTTGTCCAAAGTTTACTTTAACAACATTTCCTTTATCGTTCTTAACATATACTTTGAATTTCTTAACATCACCTGCCATTGGTTTACCCAACTTAACACTTCTTCCCTGATATTCTGCCTCATATACACAATTACAATTTGCTTCTGCTAAATATTGTGTGTACTCTCTCATAAATTGAACGAATTCTTTCATATCTTCTCCGTTCTCTACATCATATTCGGTTGGTTCGTTTTCATCAGCCTCTTTCATAGGTACACAATTTGGTACTTCTTTACCATCTTTTTTCTTAGTACCTACCATCTCATATCCTTTCCAACAAGGATTATCCATCTCTTTCAATGGTGATAGGTTAACTAATCCGCCTAATTTTATCATTTTGTTTTATTTTATAGTTTCAACATATAAATATATAAAAATTATCGAAGTAACCAAGTTAAGTTTTCTGTTTCTCCCCTGCCTATCTCCATTTCATATGGATTCTTTTGTTGCCAGTTGGATGTATATACTCCGGTATTGTTTTGTATAGTTGTTGCATTTAACATATTTCTCGTCAAATCAATACCTTCTTGTCTTAATCTTAATGCAGTGTTTCTAACCCATAATCCAATTCCTAATGCCATTACCAAGTCATCATTGTAACCTTTCATAGCTTCTGCTCTACCACCATTCCAAATAAATGTAAATAATTCATCTATCAATCTATTAGAACGAATGAGAATATCCTTATCAGTCATATAGGTATCCAATGCTGATATGATAAGAGGGCGGGTTTTAGATGTTGTAGAGAATCCGGCAACCATTTGCCTTTCTTGTCTATAATATTTGTTAGACATCTGTCTTTCAACATCCACATATTGTAAATCGTTACTCATATAGAATAGATTTGGATATCCCCTATCTATGATTTGTTGAATACAAGCCCAACCTACGTTTGAGTTCTCTACTACTAATAATGCGTTGTTATATTCGGTTGCTAATGCCGTTAGGAAGTTTCCAAAATCTTTTGTATCAATCTTACCTCTATATTCACCAACTTGCGATGAATCTTCTATATCAATGATTTGCGCAGTGGAATAATCCGAACCATCCCCCCTCGCCACGTCGGCAGATATCATATATTGTCTATTGTAGTTAGGATGTTCCCATATCCAAAGATTTCCATCAAATCCTCTTTTTTCTACGGGCTCCATAACGTATGTATCTTTATACCAAGTCAATAATGCCGGGTCGATTACGGTATCACCCGAACCAATAAAGTCACAATCACATTCTTGTGCTGCTCCCTTAACTCCTAAGATTCGAGTTTGTTCATCTCTCCACGTTTGGTTTCTTTCAGGGTGTACAGTCCAATGTAAATTAATACAATTAAAGCCGTTTGCTCCACTTTCACCTTCTACCCACATTTTATGGAACCAGTTACCCACACCATTTGGAGTAGATAATACAATGGCAGAACCACCCGTTGATAGGGTAGATTGTGCTGATAACCAAATCTCATCGATATCTCTAATGAATGCCGCCTCATCCACAACTAATAGTGATAAGGCTTCAGAACGTCCAGCATCTGGAGAAGATGCGATTGCTTTTACTTGCGAACCATTTTTTAATTTAAGTGATAGTTTGTTATCTTCAACCGAACTATTCCCACCATCTCTTAACCATATGGGAAGCAAATCGTGCATAACCCTAACTTTTTCTACTAAGTTTTTTGCAACAGTTACTTTGGTTGCAATAACTAACGCATTAAAGTCTTGGTTAAATAACATCTTCCAAAGTATATAACCAGCCGAAAGAGTTGATAAACCCAACTGACGTGATTTTAGAATAATATTAAAACGATTATCTTTAAAATCGGTCAAACACTCTTCCTGGAAAGGATAAAGGTGAAAGGGTATTTTCCCTCTCACCGGATGCTGAATCATACAATACTTTTTCATAAAGTGAATCGGGTCTACCGCACACTTTTTGTATTCATCAGCGATGATTTCTTTTAGAGTCTTTTTAGGTTGCCCTTGAACACTCATTATTTTTTAACTTTACTTTTATTTTCCAATAAGTACCAAATCCAACGTATGGTGAGAATCCGCCGGTAGTACCATCAACTACTCTATTGTTTACACCCAAAGTAAATTGATATATTTTATCTTTCTTAGTTTTTAACATTAAGCCTGCTCCTACTGAAGAAACAACATCTGCTTTGTTAAATCCACCATTTAAACCATAATATACTTGATTTTTAGCCGGCTCTTTAACAATAAGTTCTTCTTTAACGATTCTTTCTTTTACTTTAGCATCCCAAGTTCTACCTAAGATTCTATTCTTTGTGATAGTATCGGTAAGGGCGATAGTTCCTAATCCACCATCTAATACTAATGTATCTTTGTAAACTATCTTTGCTAAATAATCTTTAAGAATTGCTGCGCTATCTACATTAACTAATTCTTTAAGAACTAAGGTATCCACATCAATTACTTCATGCACAATATCTTCACCTTTTTTAGTTACCACTTTTACTTTCTCAACTTCGATAGTATCAATTGTATGCTTTAATACTTCATATTTTTTACCATCAATTCTGATAATTCTTCCACCTGGCATAACTCCACCTGGGTTAAACCATTGTAAAAGGATGTAAATTACCAATGCTGCGATAGCAATGTTTTTAAAATTCAATAATTTTTTCATATTTTTTAATTTTTTATAAGCTCTGAATGATTTAATTCACGTAACTTATCTTCTAATGCTGCTTTCCTATTCAACAGAGCTTCAATTGCTTCGGTAGCACCATCTATATCTCTTTGTAAATCTTCTTTTACTTTATCCATATCAACATCGTAATTCCATTTTTCAATTTTACCATCCTCATTTACAAATTCCAATGTTTTAGAAAGGCCAGCTAACGCATCTTCAAATCGCATCTTCAAATCTCTAACATATGCTATTTGGTTTCTCGTTATTTTATAATCAGCATAAAAAGGAAACGTTCCATCAATTCTTAGTTTTGTTTCCATCTTTGCTAAACAATTTGAACAATATCCTGTTTTACGGATTAATTTCTTATCAGCCTGCCCATATTGTATGGTATTACAATCTTCTGCGGAGCAAGTATTTAATTTTTCTAAATATGCTCTAACATCATCTAATTGTGATACTGATATTTTATACCCCTCTTTTTGTTCCCACTTCTTTCCCTCTTTATCAGTCCAAATTTCGCCTACTTCTCTTTTAGTTTCTACTTCACTTTCGTAACCATGTACTCTCTTTGTATTATCATCTCTACCAAAGACCGTATCTATAATTTTCTTACGGGTTGGGTGAATGTAGTTATTTTTTTCTTCAAAGTTTTTTCTCTTTGCCATATTATTTTTATTTATAACTTATTGTTTATATATACATATATATATAAATTATCTTCCAAACTTAAAAATTCCTAAAATTTGATTCAACGGAGCAAATGTACCCGTTAATTTATAGGTATTTCCTTTGTAGAAAAATACTAATCCTTCATTTGGAACTAACTTTTCAAATCCACCGATAGCGTTTAATCTAGCTAATTCCTTTTCTAATCTTTTTATTTGTGCCTCACTACCACCACTTTTAATATCAGATATTGATGATTCTAATGATGTTCTAATTGATTGTAATGCTGCATCAGGCTGAGCCGTTAATACTGAACTCATAAATGAAAGAACTTCTGCTCCAACTCCTAAAAAGATATCTTCAAACTTACGAAGGTTTCCTTTCATAATTTTATCTTTAGCATCTTTATCTACACCATCTGCCCATTTTCTAGCATCTTCATCAGCGATTGATTTGATTGTAAATGATTTATTATCAAATGCCCATCTTCTTGCCAATCCTTCTTTTTCTAATTGAGAAAGATTCTTTTTTGATTTGTTTACAAAATTCATCCACCAAGCATAGTGATAATCAGCTACACCATCTTTATCGGATAGTCCAAATTCAGATTGTAGTTTAGATAACATCCCATTGAATTTACCTTTTTGAGAACTTAACTTCTCATCCTTTGGTAATTTAGTGATTGGAGGTCCTTGAATTGTATATGTACTTTGTACGTGCTTATTAATATCTTTAATCATAGATGCCAACTTACTTTCAGCACCTTTTACACTACCCACTGCGTTTCCTTTCTCATCGTATTCAACTACATTGTGAAATACTAATAAATTTTGTCCATAAGGAATTACATTTGCATTTTGTGGATAGATTACTTCTAAATTACAAAACGCTGAACCATCTTTGAATATACTCTGTCTTTCTTTTTCACTTAATCCACTAAT